ACTAAACGCTTGGCCCCAAGTCGCAATAGTATTACCCATTTCTTGGATATCTTTGCCCGTGGATATAGCTGCTTTGAGCGTTTTGTACGCGCCAGAGGCCAATGCAACGCAGCTAATGGGGTCCATTAGAACTCTCCAGAAAACCTTTGCGGTCGAGCAATAGGGCTAAAGCGGCGGTTAACAAATCCGCCGTTAGCATATTTACTTTTACCCGCTTTACTTAACGCAATAGCCACCGCCTGTTTGCGTGGCTTGCCTGCATCCATCTCAGTACGGATGTTGTCGCTAATTACTTTCTGTGAGCTTCCAGATTTAAGAGGCATTTCTACGCTCCATGGCCTGACGCTGTACGTCAATCCGTTCGCGATTCACATCATTACGGTTCTCCGCAATGTCTTCTTGGCTCTCAATCCGAGCCGCATCTGTCGCCGCACGTTGCTGCATTTTCTGCAACTCTAGTAGCATCTGACCCTGATCTTCTTCAGTCTTACGCTGCAAGTCTTGTTGCTTCAGTGCAAGCTCCTGCATACGGATCTGAACCAGAGGATCGTTCATCGGATCGTTGCCTGTTGGCAACAGTCCAGGCAAAATCTCCGCCATCAGTTTTTCCATCTGCATCGAGATCAACTGCTCCATCTGAGCCGGATCCTGCATGTTCTGCTGCACTTCCGCGATCTGACGCTGCGCTGCCATTGGGTCGATTGCACCACCCTGCGCTGCCAACTGTGCCTGTGCGATGATCTGATCGATCTCCGCCATAACCATCTGACGCGCTTTCTGCGATACGTGTTCCATAATGTGAGAATAAAACGTGCCCATAACCTGTGGCGATGTCATCACCAACGGTGTCTTCATGAACGCCATGTGTATACGGATGTGTATATCGTGGTCCTGTTCTGGGAACGTAGTCAGGATTTCTCCCATCAAAGCACGGGCATTCTCGATGGCAGGGTCAAGTGGTTGCGGCTGTGGAGGAGGGGGAAGGATTTCGTCGATATTCTGTACTTCAAGAGCCTGGTACATTCGACGATACGCCGCATGCAGGTTGTGCATCTGGGGATTACTTTGCGCAAGCTGCAACTGAGTTTGGGCCAACGTGACGCGCTGGGCCATCGAGAATATGTTCGGATCACTAACAGGAACGACATCGATGCGATCATCGAAGTCCTGCGCCATGATCATACGGTTACCGCCCTCTACATCGTAAGGATACTCAGGTGGTAAGTTATCTCTGAAGATCCGCGCCAGTACACGGAACTCTTGTTTTTGTGAGTAGTGCAGCCGCTTGTGAATAGCGGACATAACTTTCATGCCACGCTCTAGGAGAGCCACAGTCGTCCCTACAGGAGCCTGACCGTTTGCGTCGGCAGTCTGCTGGTCAGCAAGCGAAACAAAGCGTCTACCGCCCTCTATGAGCGCACCCAGTAGCTGTGCCAGCGTACCAGATGGTTCTTTGTATGGCAGCGGGATGATCGAGTCCCGTATGTTCCCGCCAGGTGCATCAATGTCCCGCCACTCCCCAGGCTGCAAAGGCTCGTCATCATTACGAACCCGCACCCCTCTGGCCTTGAATCCTGCTGGGAGATTGGCAAGAGTTCCTGCATCGATCAACTGCCGGAGGATGCTCGTTGCCGCACGACCAAGGCCACCAATCATGTGGATCAGGCCGAACCCATAGAAGCCCAGACCTGGCATAAACTTGTAGTGTACGAAATATTGTTGCTTCTTAGCTAACCCCGTGCCCTCTTCAAAGTTACGGCGGATACCAAGAACCTGTCCTGAACCCTCATCAATCGTAACAATGTACGGCAGTGCGATACCTGTAGGCTCCCCATCAGGAGCCATGTCTTCAAAACCCTCTAAGTCCAGATCGACATGCATCTCAAGAATCGTGTAGATTTCGTCAGTATACGTGCGCGACGTACCCTGTATCTCATCTACCTTCTGACGGACTTCGTTCTCATCCTCGTCATACTTGCTTAACTCTACGTCTCTGTAGAATCCCGCGATCTGCATCTTGCGAACTTCATTCGCATCCATGCGTAAGACATGCGTAACACGAGACGCAGTCGCCAAGTCCGATGCAGCATAAGGTACAACCAAATCTTGCGCCGGAATGAACTTAGATACTGCCCGTTGTTTCGCTTCGTCAAAGTATACCTTCTTAAACGTAGAACCAGACAGCGGTAAATAGAACAGCAACTGATCCATATCAGGATCGAACTCTTCCATCACTTCCATGATCTGGTAGTTCATAAAGTCCTTAACACGACTAGCCTGTTCTTCACGCGCCTGATCCTGCAAACCCAAGACCTGCGTCTTAACTGGCCCACCAGACGGCAATAGTTCTTTATACGCCTGCGCTTGGAACTGTGTAACGCTCTCCGCAATTAGCGGGTGCGTGACGCCACTAGCTCCTTCAAACGGGACAGTACGCTCTTCATACTTGACACCAAGCTGGTCCAAGCCTTTTGTATAAGTCTCTTCCCACTCAGAACGAGACTCCATATCTTCTTCGTAAGACGCTCGAAGGTCTGACGAAATTTCTCCAAGATAACCATCATCCAAATACTCCGCTAAGTTTGCGCCATGAGGTATCTGCTCTTCAACCTGACCAACCAACATCTCTTGGATGGCTTCGACAATCGCACCACCCTCACCGTCAGGGATAACCTCGGCCCCGTTAGGAAACATTTCCATCTGGTCCTCTACAGGAACCTCGACTGACGCCTCTGTCGGCATCATGTCTTCAGGGGTAATCCCAGAATCTACAATCGGTGGCAGTGCCATCAGTAATACTCCCGCTTACGACGATAGTACTCGTCGTGGTCATCGCCTTCACCTTGCAAGGATATAAACCCACCCTGCCGAAAACGCATTAGTGCTAACGTCATACTATCACAAAAGTCATCATGATCGCCATTAGGAAATGAAACTACTTCCTCGATCACTTCGTCAGCAAATTTCTTGTCTCTTGGTGCCCATACTACACCAGCTTCGAATAATGGCGCAACCATGTGCATTCTTGTTACTTTATCCTTGCCCTTACCAGGCGAGAAGCCAAGTGCTGGAATACCGCGAAGCCGCAACTCGTCAATGAGCGGTGTACCCGTCGCTTTCGCTTCGACCACAACCATGTCTGGCTCCCAGTATTCGTGTTCTTCATACGCAACCTCTTTGAGTTCAGGAAAATTCCATCGCCCACGCCGCGCATCCATCAATATCAGGTGATCTGTCCCACCTTCCTCCGGTTCGAACACGCCCCATGTCGTGATCGCGCTGTAGTCAGCCGTCTCCTTCTTAGAAAACGCCGTATCGTAGGCTTGAATAATGTATTTTACTGGCGGAATCTCTTCTTTCTCCCATTCCTGCCACCATTCGCGCTTGATTATCGCAGAATCCGAACTTGTCGGCGTTTGCTGCCACTGCGCATTCCATTTTTGTACAGGCAACGACGCTTTGATCGACAACAACGCGTCTTTTTCCCAGAACTCAGGCCACAACGGCTTGTCTGACGGCAAGATTGCAGGAAATTCTACCACTTCCCACTGATCCGCCATGATATCGCTGCCCTGCGCAGCCAATAAACGCCCTGTCAGGTCCTTTTTACCCCATCGGGTCATAACAATTATGATCGCACCGCCAGGTTGGAGACGCTGACGGGGGCCAGAAGTGTACCATTCGTACGCATGGTCGAATGCAGTCTCGCTCAGAGCGTCTTGTTCCGAGTGAGGGTCGTCAATTACGAACAAATCCGCACCACGACCAGTCACCGCAGCACCAACACCAGCCGCGAAGTACTCACCGCCCTTGTCAGTTTGCCACTTACCTGCACCCTTGTTGTCTTCTTTTAGATTGGTATCAGGAAAGATGTCTTTATATTGTGGATCGTCTATAAGATCACGAACTTTCCTACCAAATCGGACAGCTAACTCAGTATTATGGGTAGCCTGAATAATCTTTAGTTTAGGATTCCTACCCAAAAACCACGCTGGCATCAAATATGACGCAAACTCCGACTTAGAATGACGCGGTGGCATGTTGATAATAAGTCGCTTTAGGTCGCCTCTTGCGACTCTTTCCAACTTTTCGGCAATAATCCGGTGATGTCGCCCCTCAATAAAGTTCTCATACACATGGTGAGCAAAGGGCATGAAATATTCTTGCGCCTTTTCCCGTGTATCCAAGCGTTTCTTGGCCTCGGTTAAGGCCAAGATCTCTTTTAGGGCTTCTTCTGGTAAGGCTTGTAGGTTCATGCGCTACGAATCGTTGGTCTCACTCGCTGTGTCGTGGTCGTCGTCTTACGTTTCTGGCCTGGACCTCTGCGTCCCACGTTGCCAGACAATCCTGTATAGGCTCTTGTTGACGCCCCCGCACGTTGACGAGTCGATGACACAGACTTCTGACACATCGGACCATCAGGAGTTTCAACCATGACGTACCCTTCTGGACATTCAGTAATCGTATTACCGTCCTCATCTGTGCTTGTGATCGGCGGAACGAGGACATCGATACCTTCATCAACCTCTGTGGTGACTTCGGGTTCTACTTCTGGCTCTTCAGGTTCAAGCTCGACCTCAACTTCTTCGTCTTCGCCTGGTTCCGTTACTTGAGTGATTACAGGGACGGATACGATAGTGGATGCCTGGTCTTCCTCTAGAGTCTTAGTCTGGTCTTCCTCTAGAGTCTTAGTCTGGTCTTCCTCTAGAGTCTTAGTCTGGTCTTCCTCTAGGGCCTTAGTCTGGTCTTCCTCTAGGGTCTTAGTTTGATCGCTTTCCAATGGAAGTTCCAACTGTTCTTGGAACTCTTCTGGAAGGTCTACAACCGCTGCTACATCTTCTTTTTGCGTAGCAGCCGCATCTGCGTCCATCTTAGATGTAATAGCCGCATCCGCTGCCGCAGGTATGCCTTCTCGTACCGATGTAAACACTGCTTCCGCATCCGCATCAGGAGTACGAACCGAAGTAAACACTGGGGTTTCCGTTGTTTCTTCAGCCTCGACCACCGCTGCTGCATCCGAATCCATTTTATTAGTAATAGCGTCTACATTTTTCGGCTGAACTTTCGCTGCACCCTGCGTAATCTGATCAGAGCTAGTGATACCTGCATAGTTTTGTTGCCAAGTATTTACCACCTCATCAAGAGCCGCTTTTTGCTGATCTTTGGTTGCTGTATCAGGGATAATCATTGAAGCACTTGTGTAGTTGTCTCTACCTTCACCCGTTTTTGGGTCTTCAATTCGTGCGCCGACTTGCACTGAAAGAGTGCCGTCACCATTATTAATAATCCGATATGCTGGCTTTCCATATTTAGCCGCGTCGATTGGGGTCTGACTACCTGAAGAAAGATCAAAGAACGGACGATTATCTTGTCCTCTAACGTCTAATGACCCTATTGTTGCATCACGGCTAGCGGGAGATCCAAGGGTATCTGAAGCACTAAATCCATTAACAGAATCACCAACAGACATTGTCGTGTCAATCGTAGCCAATGGAGACGGTGTTGCTGGATCCGCTGGAATCGCCGGAGTTTGTGGCAACGACAAGTTCAACCTCGAAGCAATCCCGCTCAGATCAGGGGTCGTTGGTCCAAGGCTCTCGGCCCCTGTCAACGTCAACCGTGATGGAATACCACCCAGATCAATCGGAGCTTCTTCCGCTGGAACCCGCATCTCAGGAGTTAACTGAAGCGCACCTTCTTGAACCCGCATCTCAGGAGTTAACTGCAATGGAGTGTCTACACGCATATCTTCAGTTAATACGAATGGACCTGATCCTCCCGCTTTTTCCGCCATGTTGTTTATCTCCTCCGAAGAAAGACCCGTTCTATCTTTCAGGTTCTCCGCAACCTTCGGATCTACCGTACCTGTCGAAGCAACTTGGTCCTCGATGATCTTCTCCGCCGCCATTACTTCCATAGAGCTAGCGTCACTGGCAACATCACCAACACCTCTCATACCCGTGTCCATTAAGTCTTCGGAATACTCAGTTGGTACAGTAGACGCCGCAGGTTGACCCGCTCTCGGACCCGATGGAACAAACGCCTGCGCACCAGACACAGGAACCGCAACCGTCGCACCGCCGCCGATACCCGCTGTACCTGACTCAAGCATCTCTTGTCTGTTCACAGGAAGTCCAAACCCTGTCACCGTCTGTAGGATTTGGTTAGCCGCGATGCTTTCCCCTGGACCTTCTTGCAAACCTTCCACAATCGGAACAGCCGCAGCACCAGGTAAACCCATCCGCAGCAACGCCGCTTCTACCGCTGTCGCGCCACCACCCAAAACTGCCGAAGGCATCTGAGATAAATCACGCGCATCTTGTTGCATCCGCTTCAATGCCGCCGCTTCGTCGCC